TGCGTTTCTTCCGTAGGATTAGAGCCTTCTGCTTGTCCCTGAATTCCCATCGTGTTTATAAAAGCAACTATAGGCTCCAAACTAGGATGTAGATACTTACCTTTTATAGGTATTTCAATTTCAGTTTGAAAATGGTTTACAAATTCTGTATCATCTGACATAGCAGCATTATGTGTGCCTTCCGTAAAATGTATTTTAAACTGATCCACATCAGGAGCAATAATTTTGATACGGTAAGCATCACTAAAGAAATAGCGGGTAGTTAAATCAAAAGCCATAAAGGACGTATAAGTTCTAGGATAGCTTTTAATTGACTGCCCCGAAACATCTTGAATATTTATAGCTACTTCAGTAGACATTATACTACCACACTAGCAAGAACTCTTGAATAAGAAGATCCTGTTAGATTGATATTGACCTGCGTGTCAGCTGAAGCAGATGTCGTGATAGTTTTAGATTTGCTGCCGTCAGTAAATTCTGCTGCACCTTCAAGAACTAATTTAACATTAGCTGCAATTCTAGATGCATCTATATCCCAAGCACTTACATTAGCATAAGTGTTAATTGTCAAACCTGTGTAATTATAAGTCTCGCTTTCCATATTTACTGTAATTCTAACAGGTGTAGTAGCTGAGAACATATGTAATTCCTTTGTGTCAGTCAAAATCCAAATTCTTTCTGCGTTATCTATCATAATAGATTGTACAGACGCCGCATAAGAATCTACGTAATCATAAGTTTCTGTGCTGGCATTCCAATCATAAATTTTTACGCCGCCGTTATAAACCACCATAAGTTTAGTCCAGTCTTCTTCAAGTGGCATTATCTGTCTAATACGAAGAGCGGGATCTATTTGACCAATATAAGTTAGATTAGTATCTGTAGTTTCTATTTTGAAAATATAGATCTTAAATACAGCGGCAATTTCTGAACCTGAACTGGGATGTTCTGAAACAGAAAAACATAGATAGTCGGAGGACCCACCAGTTACCATCCATGAGTCTATAATTATACTACCTATACCTCCAACAGTGGGTGCGGTTAAAACATCAGATCTTGTGACGCCGGCAGCAGTAAAATCCAAGGCACATTGAGTAGAACTCACCGTCTGTAAAGATTTGTCAACTTGATACTTGAAAACTTCGAAAACATTTGTAGAATTTGCTGAAGGCCACACAGTGTAAGCGGCGTCTGTATCAGCATCCAAGGCTCTGGTTTGAGAAGGAACAGAGTGACAATCTATTCCGGCGACAGGATTAGACTGTAGCGTGGCAGAACTCGACCAAGAACCTGTCCCCTTGTTTACATAGATATATCTGTGTTGTGACGTATTATAAGCATGATCCCAAATGGCCCAAACTCTGTCCGCATTTTCAGTAAGATAATATGCTGAAGAAAATCTGTAATTACTATCATAAGATGAGTGAGAAACAGAAAAACTATCTTTTCTTATAGTAAAAAATCTATTAGTGGGATAAGAAGTGCTGCTTTCAACATCTAATTGAACACCGAATATATAATCATCGTTTTGACTTAAAAAGTAGGCAAACAAACAGTCTGTTCCATATGTAGCTGTATTTATAATTTCTTTAGACGTCAAACTTACTTTGTAGAAATACATAGCCCCACCATAACCATAGGGAACTAAATAATATCCTATATCAGAATCAACATTGTCTACTAAAAAGTTAGCCCCATAAACATGGTTACCAGAACGGCGGCCTCTTAAAAACCAGCAAGAAGACTGTAACCATTCATCCGTCTGTCTAGTGGCCAAAGTAACATCCACTACCCCAGTCATAGTATAAGCACCTTGAGAAGTATCTGTGCTAAGTGTCATATTTTTAAAGGGCACGGGATATAAATTATTTACATCGTAAACAGCCCTATTAATAACTAAGTTATCTTTTAAAAGAACGACTGGTAAGGTATAGCCGCCCTTGTGATCTAAATTAGCTAATTTCGCCATTATGCTCCTCCATTTCGTATTTTATAAGTTTCTTCTAAAAAACTAATGTAGTCTTCGTCGGATAAAACTGAACGGGCCCCGTCTAATAAACTGACATATGCTGTGGCTGTCATGAATTGCACGTCTTCTAATTCAAAGGACGCCGCTTGTTTTACTTGTTGATTCTTTTTCTGTTGGTTTGGAGACGTATCTGATTTTTTGGGTTTAGTCTTGGTTTTAGTATCCGTCTTTTTCTGCGTGCCCTTGGGCGGACCGGAGGAAGGTGTGCCTGAAGGAACTGGACCGGTTTGTCCTGCCGCCTTGGCTTGCTGCCAGGGCGATCCCAGTATACCAAACGTACCATCTTCCACAAGTGGCATTTCCTCTGTCATGTTACGCAGCTCGTTTGGATAATCGAAACCTAAAGCCTCTAAAGATGTTCTATAACTCAGCATACGTCTGTCAACCAACTGTGCTAGAGTATTCATGTAAAGGATGGTGTCTAATAGTATACCATCATCCCATCTTACTTTTGGAAAACGCTCGAACCCCATAGCTTCTGCTATTTGTTGGTACTCCCGATAAATCCATCGAGTTACTTCTCTACGAGCATAGTTGATTTCTTCAGTTAATCCTTTAATAAGTAGATCAACTTCCGCAGAGTTTAAATCTCCTCCGCCATCAATCAGTGCTCTGGAGATAGCTAAACCTGTAGTGAGGTCATCGTTTACCTGATCATATTTAGCTTGTCCCAAAATTTTATCAATTTCAGGAGAAACTATTTTCTGTACATCTAGTGTGTGGTTCCATACTACATCAAAAGATTTACTAGGTGTATTGAATAACTGTGCCACAGCCTCCAGCTCTGCCTGGCCTGTAACAGGATATTCATCATTACCAATAGTGATCTTCAATATATAATTTGTGATACCATCTAGTGTACTTAAATCTGCTTGTTTTAAAGAATTCTTGTATTCTATTGTATCAAAAATCTTTAAAGTTCTGGGACGAGCGTAACGTTCGTAAGGCATCTTTTTGTAATTAACATGCCCAACTAGACGTTCGTCTAATTGATATTCACCACCTTTTTCGGCGGCTGCTTTGAGATCTGAGGGTAATGATTTAATAAGTTCTTTTTCTTGCTCTGTTAATTTAGAGCCTTCTTTCTTTAATAAATCACTTAGTTCTGTTGGTAGTGTAATTTTAGTAGAAACATTATTGAATAGAAGGTTACCTTCGATAGTAACCAAGGTAGGATTAAGTACCGTATAAGCTACAGGTAAGTGCCCTTTAGACCAAATCTTTTTGGCTGCGGCGGTTTCTTTACCTGACGCCTTTTTAGTAGATGTTTTCTGTCCAGGAATAGGTGAAAGATACGACACACGTGGCTCATATTTAGCAAGAACCTTGTATGTATGTACAGTACCTACCTTAAAGAAATCCAAATATATCCATTCAAGTAGTTCTTCAAATCTCGTATCAAATACCCATGTGTCATACCAAAGTTTGATTTGCTCATCATCAATATCATTCTCGAACCCTTTAGCTGCTAAATTAGCAAGAAGGTTTGTAGCAGTACCTACCAAGGGTTGTACGTTATAATATTTTATCGCACGTTCGTACGACGTAACTGGTTCTTCTTCGTACGGATCCGCTTTAGCTAAATCTAAATTTGTTCTTTGTACATAGTCGCGTGTAATGGTAGCGGCTCGTTCCCTTCCTCGAAAGACACGTGGGGTTACTCCACCCTCTTCAAGAAAAGCCAAACTTTTCTTCGTGGGCTCTAAGTAAAAAGTAGAACTTCCAGACTTATCATCAACTTCGATAGATCTGATGCCCACGTCAGGATATTTTTCCTGTAGGGTCGCAGTAATTTTATTAAGTGTATCTTTTTTCATGAGTTAAAACTCCTATGGGTTTACGTCTTTAATACTGTCCTTTCTTCCAATAATGGAGTCCACTCCACTATAAGTTGCCTCACGCCCAAAGCGTGATCTTGTGTAGTCGTCCTGCCAGCTGTCGACACCGGAGACCGTAGCCCACCAATTTTCGCCAATATGGTCAGGAGTATTATTGTTATCAAATCCAGGCATAGTTTAATCTCCTATTTCGGTAATTGACCTTTAGGTTTATTTACAACTTGTTTACCTTTGATATTACCGTCGTCTAATCGCATAAGGAACTTAGCAATACGGCGGTCACCGAACCACCATGTTACACATGAAACGGTTAAATAAATAACTATAGAAGTTACTTGATTATAAATGTCCAAAGCTTGTTGAGAGGTCATATTAGCCCCGACTTGCTGTAAAATACCATAAGCAGTCCAGGTTAGCCAGGTAGTAACAGCTGTTAGATAAAGAGTAAGTCCAGGACGCATGATGCCTTTAAGAACGTCCACGCTACCCAACAACATGGCCAATAGTACAGCAACTGGTGTAGCTATATAGCTTAACCAACCCTCTACTGAAAATAATTTGTCTATCCAGGAATCTGAAAAAGATTGTTTATTGCCTTCTGTTTGCGATGCTTTGTAAGCCTCTGAATCAGCTAACTCGACAGCACCACTGATCTTAGCTTCTGTAATTTTAATAGCGGCGTCAGTTTTAGCTCCAAGCTCTTGAATCTTAAAACTGTACATAGCTTCGTCATGTTCGTTCTTAAGTTTCTGAGTTTTAAAATTAGACCAAGCGGTAATAATATTACCAACCAATCCTGTAACGCCACCTAAGATAATATCCCAAGGCATAACTTATTCCTCCTTACTTATCCGTATCCAAATGCTTACTGTCATCAGCATCACTTGGTTCAAACAAAGATGTGCGAGCTGCCAGTCTTGCTGTAATTAAAGATATAAAACCACCACCCATAAAAGCCAGCCCTTCTGTGGCTCCTATATATGGTTCACCAGCACTGTCCATCTTAAAAAACATACCGTATGTAATTATAGTAGAATACAGTATCAGTAGTTGATACTTAACAGATGCTACATTACGTAACATTTTCTGGGTCCAAAGGTCCCAGAAAGAACGGTCAAATATCGAAATTTTTTCATAATTACAGTGACCACAAGACATGAGACACTCCCTACAAAAAATAAGGTTAGTTTATTACTTTACTTTCTTTTTTAATACAGCTGAGTGTATAGGCGGTTTTCCTACACTAGGCCCCATAGCAGTCAGTGGGTCAAATGTAGCACCAGGACGTCGCATTCTAATCATACCACCAGCGTTAAACAGTACCGGCTCGTGATCTTCTTCAAGCTCTTTCTCAACCATTCTAGTACCATGGGCTGCTAATATAAGTGCAGAATACAAGTCCTTATTTTGTCCTTTTACAGGTGTGTCAAAATGAAGAATACCTGTAGCGGTTTGTGTTACTATTATATTAAGAAGCTGTGATTTTAATGTGTTTACATTTTCATAAGCTTTACCTTCAAGATCTAACGTAGATCCTATAGGTGTCTCTGGAAATAACAACTTTCTATCTTCAAACATAGCTTTAGTAGTGAAGTTGGCATCCGATATCCATGCTGGATTAAACGTCACCATTTCTAATATATGACGCCCCTCTAAATGTCTATGGTCTTCATTAGTACGGTCAATAATAGGGGTTCTATCGTCATATCCTTCTTCTAATAAGTCACAGATGGCTTTACCACCACCACCCTTATCCATAAAGATTCTAACTATGTTATACTTGTCACAGATATCCTGAATCGCCATGGTCAGTTCCTGTGTTGTTTTAACCTTTAATTCTAAAACGTTTACAATTTTGTGGCCCGCGGGAGACATTCTAATTATAATAACACCGCAGCTTGCTTTGCCGCCTTGGTTAGGGTCAACTCCTAAAATATACTGACCAGTAGAATCTCCCCTCAACTCCATACTAGCACCACTACCATGAGTACAAGCATCCAACAATGAGGCTTTAAAAAATCCTTCTGAATCAGATATCATGGCCGCTTCGTATTCCATTCTGAATTCAGAATTAGACATTACACGACGAGCTTCAGCAATGTTGTTTTTATCCAAAAAGCCTTCTGGTAAATCCCAGTGAGGGACCTGCCATACGGAATAAGGACACCACTCACCATTGGCCTCCGCACGTTCCATCTGGGCCCAATGGTCTCTCATACGACGCCACATATGATTAAATTTATAATAACCAGAAGAAGTCATTACCATTTTGTTTACTGTTTCT